ACCGCGTAGCTCATGACAGCCCAAAAGGCTCCAGCAATGATCATAAAGATCACAATTGATAATTCGTTCATTGTATTGCTCCCGATTCGGGAACTACTGTGCTTCGCTCCCAAATAAAGAGTGACAGGCTCAGCCGACAAATTCAACAATCACGCTCAAATCATGGCGTGTCGTTACCGGTAAAACGCTTTTCCATTGCTTTTTCATACTCAGATTTTTGCTGCTTGTCTTTGAGGCCGTTGGATGCTAAAACCCCACCCAATGACCCGGTGAGGAAAATTGCCAAAGTCTTGAGCAAATCGATGAAAGCTGCATCATTGGGAGCTTGTGCCCCAATTGGCTGTGTCACAAAGATCAATGCATATGTGATGCCCAATGTGACAATTAAAAACACAAATGACAAAACCGCGCCAATGAGAAACATCAGCCGTGCCTTGATTTCCTCTTGACTTAATCGCTCTTTATTCTTTGAGGCCATCACCAATCACATCCTCTGTGCAGGTACCTGTCACCTTGCATTGTGGTTTTTGGCACTCTGGATTTTCCCAATTCTCGTGCTCCTGACATGGGTATCGCACCCAACCTTGATAACCACACCCGGCAAGGCTTAGTGAAAGGATCAAGGCCAAGCCTGCCGCGCGTAGTCTCGGGATCATTTCCCCGTTGATCCGAAAGCTTTGTCAGCTGGATTTAGCCAACGCAAAATGACAGGCACAACAGCTGCCACGCCACCCATTGCCATTGCTTTGAGATCGCCACCGGCCATATACACGGCCAATGCAGCTGCGATATATGAGCGGCCCCATGAGGCTGCAATTGCTTTTGCTTGCTCCATCATTTTTCTCCTTTTGGTCGATCCGGCAAATCACCGGAAAACGCGCCATAAGTTGGTCGGCCGTAACCGACAACAAATGACCTTGCTCCCAAACTTCTTGATTTAACCATAACCTCGCCACCATTGCGCTGATCGCCACCGCCTGATGTGTTGCCTTCGATTGTCACAATTTGTTTGTCTGAAACCCGGATCACCAAGCCAATGTGATTGATTGTGGTTTTGTCATCGATGATAAAATCAAAAAAAACAAAATCACCAATTTTTGGCTCGGTGTGCCATTTTCTCATTTTCTTGAAAGCATCAGCTCCAGCACGGGTGCTCACCACATTTGGCACATCCACACCAGCTTGATCGGCACACCAATTGAGAAATGACCCACACCATGGCAGCTTGTCGGCTTTCATGTGTTTGCCATACTTTGTCTCATTGTTGCCGGTTTCAGCTGTGCCCACCTCAGCGAGTGCAACCTGAATCAAGCGCGGCAATGTGCCTTGTGGAAATGTCATGAAAGCAACAATTTTGCTTGATTTTCTGTAATGCCTAATTGTGCAAGCAACGCAGCCTTTTCAGCTGCTTTTGTTGCTTCGGTTTCCGCTTTTGCTTGTGCAGATAATTGATCGGCTTCCCGTTGTGCCAATTCATCTGCGGTCATTTCGCGTTCAATGATTTCGCCTGTTTCAACATTGTGAATTTTAACAATTGGATTTGTCATTATTTCTCCCCATATAAAACATAAGTACCACCTGAAAATGTGCCACTGCTTAAAAATAAATCAATGCGGCTAATTGCCGCAAAAGTTGCACCTGTATTCCACTGAAACCCGTACCAATAAAAATTGGAATTACCTGGTGAAGTTTCATTATTGGTCATGGCTTGGTATTGCCCCATTTTCCAATTACCAGCAAAAGCATAATCTGGTATATCAATAACAATTGATGAATAACTTGTCCCATTATCTTGACCTCCACCGACATTGATTTCGCTGTTACTGAAACCTCGACTTGAATTGGTCATGGCTGCAATGTCGTTATAAGCAGCACTTGAATCATTATTGAAGCGCATACGAATTGGCTGCCCATCATCACTTGGATCAAATCTGCGAATCACCAATCGTAGATTGTTATATGCACCGCTAATTGAACTCAGCGTTACAGTGCTGCCTGATAAAGTACCGCTTGCAAGTGATGTCATACCGCCCGAAGAAGGTGTTGTCCAAGCAAGTCCAGTTGCTGCAGTTGAGTCAGCGGTCAAAACCTGTCCGTTTGTGCCAACGGCTAAACGGGCAGGTGTATCAGCTGCGGTTGCCCCAATAAGATCGCCTTTTGCATCAACAATAGCGTTTTGAATTGCGTTTGAATCATCTTGCGCAACCCATGTAAAATCCATGTCAGTGTTTGATGTCTTTGAAAGTACTTGACCTGTTGTGCCGCCTTTGAGATCCATCAAAGCTGTATCGACAGCCTGACCAAAAACCTCAAAATCGGCTGGCAAATCCGTGACCAAATCTGTGGTCGTTGGCATCTGCCATCCAAAATTGCTCGTTGGATTGCTCATGTTTTCTCCTTACGCCACAATTGTGGCATTGATCCAATCCAAAGTTGGATTGACTGTGTTCCATGCTTCCGTGACCGGTACATCGTTCCATCGCATTGCTTGCAATGAAAATGAAATCGGTGAGACGATCATTGAAATGCTGACTTGATTATATCTGGCGGAAAATGTCCAGCCTTCAACGAAACCCAGAAAATCGCCAGAATTCATATTGAGTGGCAGATTGGCAATGTTCACCGGCATACCCATGAAAACATTGATCAAGGCATCCCGATCAGCATCGTCAATTTCTGGGTTGGTAAGCTCAAAAGTGATGTTGTTGAAATTAAAGCGTGGATAAGCTCTTAAACCAAGGTAAAAATTGGCTTGATCCAAAGCATCACTTGAGTTGTGCAAGGTTGTGCTGATGATCTGCGCCAATTGGCCATACAAGGCAATTGAGGCTGCATCGCTCGCCGATTCCTCGGCCGATGATGTGGCATTGTATTTGATGGTGATTGAATTTCGCACATCGCCTGCGCGTTGCTGGATGCTCAAACCTGAAGCCAAAGCGTGATTTGCCGTGAGATCAACATAACCATTTGCCGCCAAATAGTTTGTGCGGTGTGTGCTGTCTGCATAACCAATCCGGCCTTGAGCATCCTCGAAAATGTAACCCAACCCCGATGTTGCCAAAGCTGAAACCAATGAATAAACATCCGTGCGGTTGGATGATCTTGCTGCCAGTTCGTAATTGCCTGGGCGATCAATTTCTCCCAATCCTGAATTTTCAGCATCTTGCCATTGAGTGATTGGATCATAGGTTGCCCACTCCAAAGCTTGCGGAACCTCTTGCCATGAATCAAACAAAACAGCTTGCAAAACATCAAAAATCTGATCACCATCAAATTCTTTGGATAGCACACCATCGGTCAAAGCTTTTGGCAATCGAGCCAATGCACCCAAAGCAATGATGTTGATTCGCTGCGCATAATCGACCGAACCCACCTCGGCAACCGAGATTGCAATATCAACAACCGAGCCGCCAAAAATTGGCACAAATGTGTCTGTGGAATCTTGCAGCTCAATGGTAACTGAATCATTGATTCCAATTGCAACATTTGATTGATCAAGATTTATGATGTCCAGATTTGTGTATCCAGCCTGCGCTTGCTCATAAATGTTTGTGCGACCGCTCGTGATTGTAAGATTTGCCAAAATAGCGGTTTGATATTGCACACCGCCAATGGTTACCCGCCAAACAGGATTGAAAATGCTCATGCGATTTGCAGGTTATTTGCGCCACCTGTGCCGCGATAAAATGAATCGTTAATCGTGTCCACAATTTCACGCGCTGTTCGTTCGCGGTCAAAAGCACCACTCACATTGATGTTGTAAGTTGCGCCGGATGTTGCGGCCTCAGCTTGTCTAAAACTGCCAGCATTGAATGAGCCTGAAACAATGTTGTTTGTTACAGCTGCGGCTGCTGCCACAGCTGTGCTGATACCTGTTGGCGTTGGCGTTGGCGTTGGCGTTGGCGTTGTGGTTATTTTTGGCACCGATGGTGCTGCAAAACCTGATGCAAATGGGATTGCACCGGTTGATGGTGCTGGCACATCGCTATCGCTTGACCTTGCCAAAGCATTTGCTCCAGCTAAAACGCCCGCAGCTAGTGCCACCGCACCCGCACCCAGCAATGGATTGAGTGCGAAAGCTTGTGCAACGCCTGCCACGATTGCCGATGATTTCAAAAGGTTGTAAGCAGCAATCAAAGTTTTGATGGCCGCAATAGTGGCTGCAATACCTGCGGCAATTTTTGAGACAAGAAAAATGCCTCCGATGACGGCAGCCGTTGTGATTAACACATCCTTGTATTCGATAACTGTGTCGATAACATTGCGAACCTTTTTGCCCCACTCAATTGCCGCTTTTTGTGATTCGGTCAAACCTTCTTTAAGGCCATCCTCACCAGTCAAACCATCAACAAAGCTTTGTACGACAGGCACAACATTGGTCAAAATGTATTCTGTCAAAGCTGTGACCGCTGGCAATAAAGCTGCGCCCACTTGCTCTTTTGTTTCATCAATGGCAATTGATAATTGTTGAAATTTGAATGCAGCTGTTTCGGATTGATTTTCAATAAAGCCATCAAATGTTTTGTTTAGCAATTGCTGTGTTTCATCAAATGTCAATGTTTTGAGAGTTGCAGCATCAATTCCAACACCCAATTTGGTGAGTGCTGTATTTGATCCATCAAAGCTCTTGGCAACCGCATTTGTGACAGCCTCCAAAGGCTTACCGGTTGCCGCTGCAATTTCTTGGCTTAATGTCAGCAATTCCTGTGCCTTGGTCAAATCGCCTGTGGAACGCAATAGGCGAGACAAGGCCGGCCTAATCACATCATCGGTTGTCGCGGTGGCGATACTTTGTGCGGTTACATATTTGTCAATCCCGGCGATCTGTTCAGCTGTGGCATTGGTGGTGTTGCGAATTGTTTCCTCAAGCTTTTTTTGCCCGGCTTCATCCTCAGCAGCAGCTTTGACGGATGCAACAGCAAATGCACCAATTGCAGCTGCGGCTGCGGCAAATGCCACAGCTGCTTTTTTGCCAAATTCGCCAGCTTGATCACCAAGCGTTTTGGTTGAATCGCCAGCTTTGCCAATATCTTTGGTAAAATTTGCAACATCGGCCAGCAAGGCCAGCTTTAAGGTTCTGGATTGTCCGGCCATGTCACCACTCCTTCAAAATGCGGTCGAAAGCGTTGAGCCATTGACCAATCAAATGAGGCTGTTCAGCTCTGAGTGTTGGATAAATAAACCAGCCGCGTGATCCCCGGCCTTCACGACCTGACCACACCGGGAATTGCTTGAATTTGTTGGATCCGAATTCATAACCGCCCCAAAGCTGTTGAGTGGTACCACCACCAGAAAACTTTTGAGATACAAAGCCAAATGACAGCTCACCAATCTTTGAGGATTTGCTTACGCGCGATCCTTGAGCAATTCTGGATGCGGCTTGATTTGGCCGGCTACTAGCTGCACCAATAATTTTGGATTGCAAATAAGTGGCCAAGCCATTGCTCACGCTTTTGGCTTGCTTTACAGCTTCCTCATCCATGGCTTTGAAAGCTGACAAAACGGATCGCAATTCTTGCTTGTTAAATGCAATCGCTTCCTCAGCCATTTCTTTTCTCCAAAATCTCAATTGCCGTTAATAGATCCTCAGCTGTTTTGAATTCGCTGATCGGTTGCCCACTTGCTATGGCTACCTCCCATAAAATCCGATTTATGCTTCCGGGCTTGTAGCTTTTGGGCTTGCATCACCGACAACAATATCGCTGACAGTTTCACACCAAATTTCAAATGGCTTGACAGGCTTGCCGGCCATTTCTCTTTTCATTGCGTGGTAAGAAAGAAACAACAGATCGGACACGCCCATTTTGTCTTGAGCTTGTCCAATTGTGTTGCCTGTCTTGTTTTCCCATTTTGCCCACTCCGCTGGATGTGCAATGTATGTTTCAGCATTGCCATCTGTGTATTCAATTGTGATTGGTAGTTTCATGCTCCCGATTCCTTTTCTGTTAGCTGATTGTCAAAACAGGTGTTGTGACACAGGTAAATGATAACGAAACTGTTTGTGCATCCGGTGCTGTGCCTCCAGCTGATGGCAGAATCGGCTGAACATCAAAAGCAAATGATGCGCCGGAATCTGCTCCGAATATGACCGAAAGGCCAGTATTTGGTGCGCTTGTTGCCGCTGTCCATAGTTCCTCGCAAAGTGAATTTGCTGCGCCCCAGTCGGCAAGCATTTCAACAGCAAATGTGCCTTGCGTATCTGTAGTAAAATACGCCTTGCCATCAAGTGTCTGATATGTATTGATTGTTGAATCGACTGTCAAAGTCGCTGATGTGGCCTGAGCATCGAAACTATCACCAGCAATGGTGAATGTGATATCTCTGCCCGTGATGATTGTTGTTGGCATGATTTCTCCTTAGTTGGTGTAGTAGGTGCTTACTTGTAAATCTGCCACGAGGTATTTGCCCGCGCCGACTTCCAATGATTGAGGTGCGCTAACATCGCCGACAACATAACCGCCCGGCATTGCGCTAATGATATTGATCATCAATGTTTCAAGATTGTCCAAAGCTGCGGCATTGTTTGTGTATCCGACAACCCCAGTCACAGTCAAATTGATTCTGACTTTTGTTGTTGCTCCATTGATCAAAACGCTTTCAAGATATGGTGAATCCGGGATCAAGCAAATGCTCGGTGATGTCATGGTCTCTGGTATGCCGTTGTACACATTGGCAGCTATTGATGAAAGTGCCGTTTTCAATGGTGTGCGAATGGCGGATTCAATACTCATTGGCACATTGTTTCGACATCAAGAAACGGGCCTAAAAGCCCAATGACTCTGTTGGAAAGGCTGCGGCCTAAAATAAACGGCGTTGGCTGGAAAGTATCTGACATCATTTGGTTGCCGGGAGCTGTGATGCTTTGGAAAATCTCAACCGCTACAACCAAAATGGCGTTTTCAATTGGTGGTGTATTTGCGTATAGCTGCGCGGCTGAGCCACCGGATAAAGTTGCAAATGCCGCTGGAATCAGTGGCAATGGATATGTGCGATCAGCTGCCGCTGTTG